TGCGGTGGTCCACCCTATGGGACTCACAGCCATCGTCCTATGCTACCATTATACACGAGGTAGCGTGACGTTGTCAAGCGTTATTATGTCAAGCTGAGCACGAACTAATGTGCTACTGCCCACCCGTGCATCTGTATAAGCACTTGTGCCATACCCTGCAACCGTGCATTGGCTAACACGGATGAACAATTACGACAGCCGAAACACTTGTGCTGGTTTAGTTTTGGGGGTAAAGTTAGCCTCGATAAACTACCTCCAACTGCTTGACAAACTAACCGGGGTGTGCTAAGTTGAGTATGGCAGTCGTACATTAACAGCGAGTCGCGATGCGGTGCCGAGCCAAGTCGCGAGCGCACAATAGAACCGGACATGCCCCAGTGGGGTAGTTTGGTTCGGAAAGTGAGTCTGAAATGGTAGACGAAACAGCGGCGGATGCTCCCACAGTCGAGAGTATCATGACCGACGTTGAGCGCTTGACTGGAGACCTCGACATCGCCAAGACGAGTCACACCGACGCTCTGGAGTCAATGGCCAAGCAGTCCGCGAAAGCCAATATCGAGGAGCTTGGCGTGCTGGCCGCTGCGGTGATCGACACACTGAGCGCAGTTGGCAAGTGCGACGCGGCTATCGAAGTCGCCAAGCGTGGGCTGGCGCGAATCCAATGGGAGTCGAAGACGCAGGCTCTGCGCGAGGTGCTGACGCCCATTGGCAGCGAGGCCCGCGCGATGGTTCAGAACGTCCTGGACACGTTCCAGTCGTTCAACGTGACCGGGTTGGTCATCACCATCACCAACATCGGCCAACCCGACATGGAAACCAGCGTCAAGCCCACTGGCCCGGACATCCCCAAACCCCCAGCCGGCGTCAAACGTGGTGGTGGAGGTGGTGGCAAGCGCGCCAGTCACCAGGTGAGCGAAAACGGAAACGTGATGACCCCGCGCGAGTACGTCGCGGCTCACGCTGAGGATAGCACGGACATAATCCGGGCGTATCTGGGCGGCGACACTAGCCACAAGGTGAACATCACCCATGAGGCCGAGCGCATCGCCAAGAAGCTTGGCCACCAGTTCAGCTAGGTTGTCCTAGCACCCTACCAATTAGCACTTAGACAGCACAACCCCGGGTAGTACGAATGTACGACTGCCGCCCGGGGTTTTGTTGCGCCCATGCCCGCTTGACATAACGTTTTTGGCGCTAACACCCACGGACCCCCGCGCCCACGCGCCAGCATGAGGACGCCCTAACACCCCACATTAGCACCGACCCGCGGAGCTTACCCCCGATTCGGTTGAGGTCATTATCTTATGGTGCCCTCGCTACTATATTTTTCACTCTGACAGGATGGGACTACCGTAAGCTGCTAGGTCGGGGCCCTGTGCCAGTAGTAGCGGTGCTGTTTGCCGATGCTGCGGACTACAGCCTCGTGAAGGCTAACCATAGCCCAGAGACCCTCACGTGTGCCCGGAGCGGTCAAGCCAGTGCGGGCAACCATTACGCGAGTAGTCACCCAACGGCCAGCAGGTAGTGCCTCGCGGACCACGCGGAGACTGTTGCTATCGAGGCAAGGGGCGGTCACGGGCGGAACAGAAGTACCCCCGCAGCCACCAATGCCACGTATAGGAGTATCGGGCCCCAGTGGCGCCGCAGTAGCCAGCCATATGTGTAGAGGGTGCCAGCTACTACCGCAAGCAGCCACAGTGCTACGGGGACCATCCAGACTAGGTTCAGCATATTCATCGTTACCTCCTAAACCTTATGGTCAAATCCACGGGAACCCTTTCGCAGGTGTACGTGTGACACTTACCGAACTGCCTGACCTGCGGACAGTATTTGCATATAGCCGGGTATGTGCCGTCGCGCGTGGTTGAGGCTAGCAGCCAGTGATGCCGCTTAGTCGGCGAGTTGTGGCAGTACGAGTTCAGGGCGTTCATGCCTGCTCCATCGGTAAGTCGTGCAGGCCTACTTGTCGCAGCTTGGCACTAAGGGCCTTCCGGAGATTGATGTCACGGTGCATTAGGTTCTCATTGAGAGGACCGCCTAGAGCAGTGATTTGCTCCTGTACGAATCCTATACGCTCGCCCAGGACCGTGATGCGTCCCTCATCTTCGGTCGCCAAGACTAGCCGCATCAGCCGCGCCCGTGTGCGTACCAGGTGGCGGCGCTCCTTCTTACTGGCCTCGCTAAGCTGGAGTCCCGTACCTTCTGGCCGGCCACCCTTCTCCTTTTTACGGGTCCTGTACCTCAGGTCATCACAAATCAGCCATTTGGCAAGGCATACAAAGTGTACCTTCGTGGCCTTGTACTTGGTCTTGCCGGCCTGGGACTTGCCAAATGTCTGAGTAACGGTCACATAGCGTTCACCCTTGAGTATATCCTCCGGGCATGATTCGCAGGGACCTTGCTTGGCCTTTGCTGTTACCCTGGCTCGTACTGACGGTGGCATAGACTGACCTCCAAACTACGTGTACACTTACAGTAGTAAGTATATACGAGGGGGTCACTTTTGTCAATATGGCTAACCTGTATATACGGATTAGCATATCTTCGAGACCTCCCCACAGTTACTTACTACAGTAAGTGTACATAGGGTTTGGGGGTCACTTAGTCATAGGTAGTGCTGAAATTGCATACGCATGAGTACAACTATGTACGCGTACCTACGTATGCAACGATTTTGGGCTTGACACAGTACCGTAACTATGCTATAATGACAGTGGAGGAGAAGAGAAATCGATAAGTACCTCGAATGGGGCATTCTACAGGCGTGGGTGATACCCTATCTGTGGATGCCTGGTGGCTACCACGACCACGAGAGAGGAATCAGGAAACTACAGAAGAGGCGTTATGGGCCTGTGCCTTATAGGGAGATGCCATCATGGTTGACGGCACCGGCGTCGTCGTAGTCGAGCCACTTAAGGCCGACGACGTTGACATTACCGCTGAGGACATAGCGGAGATAGCCGACGCTCGCATACCTCTAAGCCAGAACCCGCGGAAGGCGGAGTACCTTAGCAACCGGGCGGTGGGCTTCGGTATCCGTGAGTCGTGCGCCCTTGCCAATGTCTCACAGGCCACGCTGAGGAAGTGGCGTCGCGAGGACCCCGAGTTCCGTGAGTTTGAAGGGGAGCGCCTGGCGTTCCTACAGCGGACGATTTCATCGGACATCATGCGGATGAAATGGCTCCGCAACTTTTTCCTGGTATTGAGGCGCGACCAGCGGATACTCTACAAGTCGGCCTTCAATTTCGAGGGGCTAACGGATAACGAGCGCAGCTACCTGCATCTAATCCGGAAGCACTACACGCCGCAAGACCTACTGGCGCTTGAGAAGGCACTAGAGCCAGAGCACGGAGAGAGGGCGCGGATTGCGGTTGACAAGGCCGTGTTCCTCATAGACGGCAAAGAGGTGGTGGGCGAGGACAAGAGGCGTGCCGTGGCTAGGGCCGTACTCGACCGCTTCAACGCTAGTGGTAAGTATGTTGAGGCCCGAGCCGCTGAGGAAGCCGAGGCGACGTGACAATAGACACGCTGGACGCGTTCCCTCGTGCATTCTGCCTGGTGCGGAAAGAGGATAAGACAGGTGTTTCTGGCACGGGCATCGTAGCTGGTGGCGTCCTCTTTCCGGATGGCGTTGTGGCCCTGCGCTGGTATAGCGATTGGCCGACAAGCGTAGTGTTCCATGATAGAGGTATGGAGGCGGTTGAGAAGATACACGGACACGATGGGGCCACGGAAATAGTGTGGCTGCCCATATGAGGCGAAAGCTAGATGGTAACGGCAACCGAAACCCCCGTTAGCGAGTTCCAAGCCAAGGTGGTAGCCGCCCAGGACGGCGACCTCGGCACCTATGCTGAGGCCGTTCACGGGCGCATCTACTACCAGTACCAGGACGTATGGGCCGTGGCACTGGAGTCCTACAGTGAGACCGTTATTGTCTGCCCGCCAGATACATACAAGTCCACTACCGTCCGTGATTTCGTAGAGCGCGAGATAGGCAGGAATCCTAATATCCGTATACTCTGGCTGATGAACGCCGGCGCCCAATCCACTAAGCAGGTCCAGGCCATCCAGCAAACCCTTGAGTTCAACAACGTATACAAGGCGGCCTACAACGTCTGTGAGGACCCTAGGGCTCAATGGACGAAGGAGGTCCTGTACGTCATCAGGACAAGGGAAGGCGCCGACCCGACGTTGATGGGCACAGGGATGAATGGCCCGTATCAGGGCCTCCACTTTGACATCATTATCATCGATGACCCGACCGAGCAGGAGGACCCGTCTAGTCCGACCACAATGGAGATGCAGAGGAACAAGGTCAGAGGGGTTATCGATGACCGGTTGGTCGAGGGCGGCCGCATCGTCGTCATCCTGACTCGTTGGGGCGATAACGACCTGGTGCCGACCTTCGCCGAGATGGGCTTCACGATTATCGAGATGCCTATTGTGGGCGACTATCCTTGGGGTCCAACCCTCGACCCTGTGAGGTTCACTGAGGAATGGGTCGAGAGGAAGCGCAAGAAGAAGGGCGACATACTGTTCGCGCTTACCTTCATGCTCAGTGCGGAGGCGGCCGCTGGCAACCTGGTTCGGCGTGAGCACATTAGGTACTGGGACAAGGATTCCCTTCCCACCACTGCCTTGAACCTCTACCTGGGAATAGACCCGGCAGCCTCGCTTAAGACCTATGCCGACCATTCTGCCATAGCTACGGTTGGGCTGGACCTCAAGACTAGGATTAAGTACCTTGTCGATATGTGGTGTGGGCGGCTTGAAACGCCCGACCTTGAGGAGGAGATAGTCAAGCGGGCCAAAAGACAGGCCGGACTGCGAGGGGTCGGCCTAGAGACCAAGGGCTTCCAACTGAGCCTACTCCAAGGTATGCGCCGGCGCTATGACCTACCATTCGTTGAGGTGCCTTATCGCACTCGACGCACCGAGATGCGCCGCATCAAGGCCATAGACAACAACAAGGTCGGGCGGGCCATATACCTTGATGCTCAGTTCTCTAGCGGTCTGCTACTGATTCCTAAAAACCTTCCACTGGTTGATGGCGTGTCCCTCGAATCCGAGCTATGTACTGTACCTCATGGTAAGATGGACGACCGTATGGATGCCCTGGCAATTGCTAGTATCCTTGCCGAGGCTTCTGTGCCTGCAAGCCTCAGTGTACGCCTGAGGGGGTTCTAATGGCCGATACAGAGGCACCCGTGACGGTTGGTTGGGAGTACGTGAACAGGCTCCTGGGAGAGCTAACCGAGGAACTCCGCGGCTTCCATAAGAGGATTACGGAGGTCGAGGCACTGCGATACCTCGAGGACGACATGAAGCTGCCGCCCGAGGAGAAGCCCTCAGGGTTGGAGATTAGGATAGGTGCCACAGCCGAGCTCATCGAGAACGTGAAGGCCGCCCTAACGTCTAACCCACCAGGTGTACTCGTTGAGCCGCTCCGCACTGGCCCAGGTGCCGATGAGAACGGCAGCAAGCGGGAGAAGTTTTGGGGCGCGTTCCTACAATGGGCGAGCAGCACGGTGCCATTCCTTAATGAGCTTTCGGATGCCCAGACGGTGAGCCTGGGAGTGCTCAAGGCAGCCTACTACCCCTGGCCGAAGACGGAGCGCAAGAGGACCAAGGACGAGCCGAAGACCACAGCCGGCGATGCGGCCTACAATGACCGCCAAAGGGCCCTCAAGCGCCGTTGGGGGCCACCGTTCAAGGTCATCACGATTCATCCTCTGACGTTCTACTTTAGGCTAGGGCCAGGCGGTGAGCTAGCTGAGGTCATCGAGCATAGCTGGAAGTCAAGGCGAGAGATTTATTCGGCGTTTGGTATCAAGGGTGACGCCCAGTTGACCGTCATGCAGCCTGATACGATACCGAAAGACAAGGGCCCGCAGATAGCGGCCGTGGCAGGCTTCCCGACTGAGGAGGTCCAGACCCTACCCCAGGGTGTCACTACCAGTACCTTGGCCCTGGTGACGGAATACTGGACGCCTGACATGCCTGGAGCGCCTGGCATCTACCAGTGCTACATTGATGGCCACCTGGCGTATGAGGAGATAGGCGACCCTAGCGTGGCCTACTTTGCCTGCCCAGGCCGGACGACAAGTAGTAAGGACCCCGATAAGTTCGCCCTGTCCATCGCTGAGATTCTGAGGCACAACGAGCCGACGCTGAACCGCTCGCTCACCTACATGGCTGAAGCCGCTGAGCTCCTAGTCAGAAAGCGGCTGACTCTGGAGGTGCCTGAGGACTACCGCCCCGAAGTCGAGATGGTCGGTGAGTCCAATGAGCCGGGGCCAAAGACCTGGACGTTCAAAGCGGATAAAGCGGAGGCGCTGCCTGCTGGCTCCAAAATCGTTGACCCATTCGAGGGCGCCGAGAACATCTACGCCGGCATGCCGTTCATCAACCTCGTCCTACAACTCATGGGCCAGCATGGTGTGAGTCCTATCTTCAAGGGCGTGCCCCCTGGCGCCGGCGGGAGCGGTTACCGCGAGAACTCGCTCTACCTCATGGCCAAGAGCCAGTTCCAGTACCTGCTCGACTCCTACGCGAATTGCATCGGCAACATGATTACCTGGCTAGAGCATATCCTGGTGACTAAGGCCAAGCAAGAGGTGTTCGTTGGCAATCTGAGCCTGAAGCCCCGCGATGTGAAGGATTACCCTGCTCTCATTGAAATCAGTGTCGAGGCACTCCTACCTCAGAACATCATCGCCGAAGGCCAGTTCTACGACCGGATGCACGCCCGAGGCCACATCACACGGCGGACGCACCTCGAGAAGGGGCTCCACATTGAGCAGCCCGAGCGAGAGCTATGGGGCAGGTTCCTAGAGGATGTCCAAGAGATGCTCAAGCCTATTATGGTGCAGGACGTTCTAACACGGGTGGGCATCATGCCTCCAGCACCCACAGGTCTAGTCGGGCCTGATGGGAAGACTCCGATTGCCGGTAAGACTGGAGAGCGAGGCCCGCCTGGTGGTAATGGTGCTCAGGCGGACGCTATCACGGAGATAATGCAGTCAATGGGAGGCCAGACCCGTGCTGGTCAGTCTAGGCAACCTCCGGAAGAGGCCGGTGCCTTTCCTCCAGGACAGACTGAGGAGGAGTCCTAATGGTCTTCATAACCGGCCCTAAGATAGATGAGGCAGTTGAGCAGCTCCGCAAGTGGTACTTGTCGACCTCGGCCGCCCTAATGGCGGCGCTTGAGGAGGGTTATCCGTACGGCAGCAGTCCTCAATCTCCTCAACAGCAGCTTGAGGCGTTCTTTTCGATGACGCCCGAAGGCTGGCAGGAACTTGCGTCCAGGTTACAGCTTAGGTACCGTGGCGAGGACAACGTGCCGGAGCTAGTTCGGGCCGATATACAGGAGTACGTAACCCGCATGTCTAGGCTAGCGTATGGAGGCAGACCGTAATGCCATTCCCAGGTCAGATTAGGGTCATAGGCGGCGTTGAGCATATCTTCACGATAGAGAACGGGTGGGTGCCAACGCCTCAGGTAGGTCTTGGCTTAGGTGGTGGCGGTGGAGCTGGAGGTGACGGCGGGGCCACTGGTCCTACCTATCCTACTGTGGCTGGAGAGGTAGTGGCGCCTGACCCGAACAATTACTGGTCTAAGCCCGGAGCGTTCTCAGGTGCGGAGCCTGTGAAGGCAAGCCCGGGCGAGGCCGGTGCCTGGTTCGAGCAGGCGGCCTATGATGATGCCGTGGCCAGGTATCAGCAGCTTACTGGTACCGAGCCTGGTGGTGGCCCTGGCGGTGCTCGAGGCTCTACTCCTGAGGAGCTTGCTATAGAGCGGAGTAGGGTGGCTACCTCCAACATGGCCAACTACATAGACGCTGCGGCTAGAGGACTTGCCCAGGAGATTGACGCCAAGCGTCTCACGACTGAGCAGGCTATAGGGGAATTCAACCGCCAACTCGACGCTATGACTGAGGCGAGGACTGGCTTCCTCGGTGCTCAGCAGTACACGATACCACAAGGCGCCACGGAGATTCACCCTGACATCCGCAGGGACCTCGGGATGGAGCCCTGGATACCTGACCCCATCGAGTACGACCCGTTTGGCATGGCCCTTGAGCTTATACGGAGCACACCGGAGATAACAAGTATAGGTGTACCGGAGACGGACGCTGTCCAGAGGGCGCTTGAACTCGCGGCTGAGTTCTTATAGGAGGGACATCATGGCCGAGCTCGTCTATCAAACCTGGGAACGAATAACAGGCAGGCCGTGGTCCGATGCCCATGCGGGTGGCTTTACCACGGGCACCTACGACGAAAATATCGCCTTGCAGAAGCGACTGCTAGGCGGTTGGAACCCTTATGCGCCAAAGGCGAAGCCGGCACCAAAGCCGGCCCCGAGGCGTCAAGCGGCTGCTGCTCGTCCGGCCGCGACGCCGGCGGCCCTGCAAATAGAGCCTGGCATGTGGCTGCGTATCCAAGAGGAGTTGATGAAGCTGGAGCGGGAGATTGCGGCCGAGCAAATCCGCGTGCAGGAGGAGCAGCAGGCGCAGTTGCGGCGGACTACCGAACTCCAGTATGCAACCAGTCCGATTGACTTCGTAGCCTATGAACTCTACAAGCGCGAGCTTGAGGGGCAAGGCTTCGACCCAATGGCCGCTTCCCGGTCCGATGTGGACATACAGGCCATGATGGAGCAGCTTGTAGGTGGAGAAGGTGAGACTGGGCGCCTACTCGGCGAGTTCGGGGTGGACATCCCTGGGACCGAGCAGTGGAGCCGAAGCCAGTTTCGCGGCCTGGCTCAGTCGGAGCAGGATGTCCTGAGTAGCTTCCTACGTGCCGGAGTCGAGACCGGTGGGGGCGAGGTATCAATTGACCCAGGTGATTACTACCGTAGACTCGCAGAGGGCTTCGTACCGACACTACAGAAGCCTACCACGCAATATCGGTTCTAGGAAAGGAGAGACCAATGGCCCTTCATGACCCAATAGAGGATGCTCTGAATGAGAGGAAAAGGAGGGCTCGACTCGTCGAGGCAGGAGGCGCACTTAGTCCATCTAGGGTGCGTCCGCCTGGAAAGCCTACGGCTCTGCCGAGCGCTGCCTCATCCAGGGCGCGTCCGCCTGGAATCTTCGGGGCGACTGCGCCTGTTGAGCCCCCTGACCCGCTGTCACCGTTTCTGAACCTCACAAGACAGTTCATGTTCCCTATACGAAGACCCTATGGCCAACCAGTGCGGCCAGCAGCTTCGATAGGTGGAGGTGTATTCCCTGGCGCTGGTGTACCGGATAATGTCCGCAGTGCGCTATTGGCCAAGCTTCTCAGGTCGAGGCAGGCTCCGAGGTAACCTGTGACCCGCTTTTGGCAGTACCAGTCTCGGACTAGGTTCGACCGGCAGGAGACTAGCCGGTTCGAGACCTGGACTAGCCAGCAGTCGTTCCAGCGGCTAGCTAACCAGGCGCTTGCCGACCGAGGCATCGACCCTAACCTTATACCATCTTTGGGTGGCTATAGGCCTGATGAGCCTTTGGTTGGTACGCCAACGGCGCCAATGACCGATGCCGAGGTATCCTTCATGGGTGGGAGGCCTAAAGGTCTCGACCGGGGTGAGCCGACAGTTAAGGCCCAACACATGCTGTATTGGCGGGCAGGCCAGATTTATCGCGAGGGCAAGGACTACGAAGTCGCCATAGCACAGGCTAGAGCCGAGCTTCCGGCCATAGGCAAGTTTGAGCAAGAAGCGGCTGACCAGGCCTTTATGAAGCTGATTAAGGAGAACCGTCAATGGTCTAAGGGTACAAATGTCGGTCAGGCCGTTTCGACGTTCTGGCGTGACTGGGCAGGCGTTGATGAGAGCGCGACTCAGTCTGAGCGTGCCCGTGCATGGAGGCAATGGATAGGTCCAGAGCTTCGGCCGAGCGAGGTCACAGCCTACATACAAACCCTCACGCAGCTAGATACGGAGGGTCTGTCCGCTGACGAGAAGGAGTCTATGGCAGGTAACATCAAGCGCGCCGTTAGGTCCCAGTCGGGTCTTAAGGTGCTAGGTATAACCATAGACGAGTCTACCCTAATCTGGGCGGCTCTATTTCCCGAGTTTAC